TCAAGACCAATAACATAATCAAGATTCTGATCCAACCTACCGTTTACCAAATTAACCCAGATCTTGAGTTTACCCTTAACCGCTCTCTTACACGCCACCTTCTTTAGATCCTTTTTCTTCAGGATCATTGGGATGCTATCACTCGGTACTCCCCTTACGAAATCTACATCCCATCGTGTCTTAGATGGACGACCGAATATCGCTATATGTTTCTCGATGTTCGTAACAGTGAAGAATGTCGAACCGGCTTCAAGATCGTCAGCATCAATTTCTCTCGCCATTTCTCTCGGTGATCTGACTTCTGATTCCGCATCGTACCAGGGTGATCTTATCTTCCATGCGTTAGTCACTGAGTCTTGAGTGACATGGCGACCTTGGCCCTTATCAGGATGGTCCCACCATAATAATGGAAATACGATTATCGTCCCATCGTTCTTCCACTTAGAATATTCAGTTCCGGGACCGGCGACAGTGCTATTCACTATACGCATCAGGGCTGCATCTCTTGTCGCACTACGCATCAACCGGCCATGTTTCACCTTGGCGAACTCATCAAGGAGAGCAATCAGTCGTCTATCACCGGATGCTGCATGTTCTGTCGTTGATTCTCCATCAATGCAAGCATTATTCAACACATTAAACAAGTGCATCTTGGTGCGGTATTTCTGTCCTACACTACATTGGGGTGGTCGCATCCAATCTGGGAGCCATGAATTTATTAAGTCGTGCTTTTGAAACAATGCCTTGAGGTTGCCATTTTGGTCGACATAGGGTTCGGTCCTTGACAGTTCAAGAAGTTGTGAATCAGGTCTAAACAACCAAAGCCAGTGCATAAAAATTGTACAGATCCATGATGCCCCCATGTCACGACTCTTGTTTATCAAGATGTCCTTTGCATTAGCTAAATGCCAGATGAGTCTCTCGAAAAGAACATCTTGAATCTGCCAAGATATAAAAGGATGATATGCTTCTTCTGATTCAAATCGTTCTCCGGTTTCGCCCTTTACGTCAAACTGGTGAAAAGTAAAAACGAATGAGTTGAGCCAGAATAAAAGACTTTCCTTGCTTGCCGCCATTAAATCATTCTGGAAACCTCTATCATACTCGGCATCCCGTAGAATATTAGTTCGATACTCAAGATTGGCTGTTTTCTTTTTGGGAACGATTAGCCCAGTTCTTGAGCATTCCCAAAACTCAGGTATATCAGGGAACGGTTCACTTAAAGACGGTTTTAACTTTTCTTCAACTTCTGTGATCATGTAAATAATCTTCGGCCAAAAGTCGCCAAGTTCTATTTTCTAACGCGAATAAATGGAGATTACATTTTGAACAAAGTAAACCTCTAATTTTTCCAGTTTCGTGATTATGATCTACTGCAAGTCTGTAACCTCTATCACTTATACCACCACATATCGCACATACACCACCTTGTTCTTCAAACATTTTATCATATTGTTCGAGAGTCATATTAAACTTACGCTTCAAACTATGTCTGCGATATGAAGTCTTCCTTTTTTCTGACTCATCATGCTTCTTAATAGCTTTTTTCCCACTTTTCGTTTTAGAATATTTTCTTCGATATTCCCTATTATTTTTCCGGCGTACTTTCTTTCCTTCTTCTGTTTTTCTATATCGACGTATCGTTTTACCGCGACATTTTTTACATTCTGAAGCTAAACCATCTCCATATCGTTTCTCTTTATAAAATTCAAAAAGTGATTTCCATTTCTTGCATTTGCTACACTGTTTCAACGTCTCAAGATACATCAATCACCCTTAGAACTCTGCTTCGCAATCTGATTTACTCGCTTCGCACCAAGACCAGATACTTTATCAGCCAGAGAAGCCTTATCACTATCACCTTTAGTATCTGCCTGACCTACCCTACCTTCCATGCGGTCCCAAACTAAGTGTATAAGAGACTTATCTGGTTTGTGGTAAACATTCTTAACACCGGTCTTCACTCCTTTCGTAAACACATCTTCCTCTTCCCAATAGCCAAGAGCCGACTTCACTACATGTCTTGCAATAGCCTCAGCCTTAGTCACCATCACAGCATCTTCACCTCTGGCTTTCACGAGAGGATCATCATGAGTCTCAGTAAGAATCTCCCGGATGAATTTCGACAGTAGTTTACCGGCTGCTACTTTCTTACCGTGTTCTGATTTATCGGGCATCTCTCAATCCTATCTCGGCCAATGCCTTCTGCATGGCGAACTTCACTAACTGAGCTGGGGTCACTATACTGAAATTGTCACACCCCCGCATACCACCAATCAGTATTCCTATACATTCACCATCCATGTCAACCACAGGACTTCCAGAATTACCAGGCCACGAGGCTGTATCAGTATGTAAAACCAATTTAGTGCCGAAGAATGACTCATCCCGGCCGAGCAATGATACCACACCTTGTGTAAGAGTAATTCCATTATTCATCCCCCAGGGATAACCGAGAATCACAAGATCTTCCCCTATTTCGATTTCAGTATCTAAATGAAAATAAGGACGGTCCTTGCGATGCTCGCTCCGAAGTCTGATAAACCCAACATCGCATCTACCCGCACTTTCCATATGTACGAAATCAGCCTTGGCTCGCGTACCATCACTGAACATCACCTCAAATGATTCGGTATTTTCAACCACATGCCCGGCTGTTGCTATCAGATTGGGTGTCACGAAGAATCCGGTACCTTGCCACTTCTGTTCATTCGACCAGTCATCTACAGCACCGATCCACACTACGGCTGGTGACGTTTGCTTGTAGAGTCGCGGCAGATCTGATTCATAGTGTACATGTAACAGTGTCACGACAGAACATATCAACCACAACGTCACTCCTATTTGTAGAATCCACTTCCTCATCAGTCTGCTACTTTCACAATATAACCGGTCATGTTCCCACCAGTGCCTTCAAAGTACAACGTAGTCTTACCATATGGCATACGGAAAACACACCACTGGTTAGATGGAAACACCCATTCGATGTTAGCTGCTGTAGATGTCACTCCGGTCGCACTTGCCAGAATAGCGTACCCGTCTGATTCCTGCAATATGATAGCATATAATTGACCGGCAACCAGTGTTTGTGTTTGATCACTACCTTCGGCAAGCGTTAATATAGTAATCCCTGACGCTGGTACAGGGTCTACGCAATTTCTAAAAGCTGGGACGCGATTTCCACTATTGTCCGATAAAAATACTTCACCTACTGGCATCTTATATCTCCTAAAATCAGTTTGTTTCTATATCAACCGGTAACTGTCGTATCTCCTGATCAAGTATCAGCAGATCATTCGGACAGTAGGCTTCCGGCATCACGAAGAACCCATGCTCATTCGTGTCGATGTCATAATCGACTGAAAAACCGCATACCGTACAGTGAGCGTGGACCTTAACAGTTTTAATTTTCTTTCTCCTGACAGAGATAATTAATCGCTGATTGCAGCATAGTTATATTATCTTTGGCACAACCTATTAAAATATTACAACTATGGCAAAGCAAACCTCTTATTTTACCGGTTTTGTGATTATGGTCAACCGTTAAACGGGTTTGTATTCCTTTAAGAGTTCTGGTCTCAACATGACCACAAATAACACAAACCCCATTTTGTTTTTCGAGCATTTGATCATAATCTGCAAGTGTTATATTATAATGTTTTTTAAGATGACATCTGCGACTATTTAATTTACCCGACTTAGATTGATTCTGTTTTTTATAATTTCTTTTAAGTGCCTCCTGACCGCGTTTTGTTTTTCTATAAGCAAGAACCGTTTTTGTTTTACAAGTTTTACATTGGGGGCTTAAATTATTTTTAGCACGTACATCACGGAAAAAATATTCTAAAGTTGCAGGTTTAACTCCGCCACATCTTGTGCAAGTTTTCATCTCCGCTCCCTCAGTGCAGCATCTATCTTCACTCGTTCTATCTGACCGCACGTAGCCCGTCGCTTCCGTTGGACCATGTGATCAAGGATTTTCTTATTCGCTTTCGGATCTATAGCATCCATCGCTTGTCTGATGAACTGTTCTCTCGGCATGTTCTGCTGTTCTGGGGTCATACTGTCGTATACGGCTGCTATTTGTTGGGGGGTCATATACTCTCCCTAATCAAATCAACAAATCCTCTGGCCGAGTTCCTACAAGCCATGATTCTCCACATAGGTATTGGTTTATCACCAACAAGTATATTACCGCTGTTATATTGAACGCTATTTGCGTCACCACCTAAATTTTTTACCGTTACGGTT